ATGATTTTGTCGCAGATTTTCAATACCGTCCAGGTCAGACGGGATTATGAGGTCGAGATTGACCTTACGGCTACCTGTGAGCAGTTGGGAATCGTGCTAGGCGAATTCAGCAGTGATGAAGCAGTGACCTCCGGGAGCAGGTTGGCGTGAGGACATGGGAAAACCCGCTATCCTATGCGGTTAACGGGTTCATAGTGGAGATAATGGGACTCGAACCCACGGCCTCTTGAATGCCATTCAAGAAAAAAAGTGGGTTCAAAGCCTTATGAATAAAGGGCTATAGTTTTTTACTGACTTGCACATGACTTGCATTATTTATGTACTCATTTACTTTATTCATTGATCTGAGCTTATGCCGATTGTCTAAATGAGTATATATTTGTAGGGTGGTTTTGATGTCTGAATGACCAAGCTGCTCTTTTGCGGTTAATACATCGACGCCTGCCATGTAAAGTATCGATGCAAACGTGTGTCTTAGCCAGTGCGGCGTAAAATGTGGGATCACAAATGGGATTCCTTTAGGGTCGAATTTGCTTTTGGGCCTATTTGCAAATGCTCCGTATTTTATATTCAGGTCACAAAGGTAGCTATCCCACATGCGCTTCCATGACGATCCGGTATGCATCCCACCGTTGTTGGAATTGGCGCACACATAAATGCCCTCATGCTTTTCGCAGACAAGATAGTCCACAAGAATTTGGGGAATACTTACCGCTCTCATTCCCGATTTCGTCTTGGCGGATCCTTTCACTTCAAAGTTCCCATTGATACACTCACTGGACTTGTTGACGGTTATCGTCTTGTTTTTTAAGTCGACATCATGCCACGTCAGGGGTATTAATTCGCCCCGCCTTAGCCCGGCGTACATCATTATCATTGCAGCCCGTTGAGCCCTATGAGGAGTATCCGCAATCCATTGCTGCTCTTCGGATGTCAGGGCGCGCCTTTGCCCTGCGGGTGAGGAGCTTGGCAGTTTGACAGCGGCGGCAGGGTCGTATTCCAGAACACGATTTTCAATTGCAAGCCGGAAGACCTGTGACGCAGTGATTTTAATAACTCTTAGGGTTTGCTTTGATGATGGTTTGCCCGTGTTAGGGTTGTGTTTTGACAAATCAGTAATAATTTCCTGCAAGTCGATCGTTCTGATCTTAGATATCGGCACGACTCCGACATGGGAATTCAAATGGTTGAGGGCTGACTTGTACGACACGGCTTGCCCATGAGATACTTCGGTTTCTTTTATATTAAGCCAACGCTCGGACCATGTACTGAACGTGTCGTTATTAGAGGTGATGTCGATGCCTTTTCTAAGTAAAAGTTTCAGCTCATCTGCCTTGGCATCAGCCTCTTTCTGCGTCTTCCCATACACGGTCTTGTATTTGCGCTTGCCTTCCGGAGACCTGCCAATATACACCTGCACGGCTATGCGGCCATCGTTCCTCTTCTTGTTGCTTTTCCTAGGCATAATATCATTCCTTTCCCTTTTTAAAGTTAGTTATGGTCAATTGAATTTAAAATGCGCCTATTGCAGAACGGGCGCAGGAATGATATAATATGCATGAGTTGCGGTATTATATCAGGGCGCCTGTCCTGACGATAGTATCTATGCGAAGCCGTTCCTGTTTGCGCCAGGGGCGGCTTTGTTATTTGGATTTCAAAAATTTTTCCCACGTCATAGGAAAATCCAGATGTTTTAAAGAAATGTCTTCTGCATACTGAGCAATCAAATGCTTTAACGGTATGAAAAAATTATCATTCCAGGAACTTGTTTTTGGGTACAGCAGCCTAAGCATCACGAGTTGTGCAAATACCCGGCGCCCAGCGACGTAGCTTATATCAGGTGGGATTTTGGGGGTTGCGGAGAATGGCCAGTAGTATATTCGTGAGTAATGAGCGCATTTATTCCTAAGGTCCGTAAGGCAGCGCAGCCAACTCTCTACATACAGCGGCGTCGTACCGTACAATTTTGTGGCGAGCATCTTCTTATCGCGCGTTATCATATCACGATAGAAGTATGATAACATGCCCATTGAAAAATATTCAATTATAACCCATAATGGAAAATTCCCCTGATATTTATTTTTATGGTGCTTCACGACTAACGAGAGCCTATTTTCCTCAACACAGGCATGCACGTGCTTTATGAACAACGCATGATCATGAGTGCTATTGAATGACTTGGCATCCAAATACCCGGTCGCGCCGTATGCATGAGCGTGATGATAGGCAAGCTGTGTCCGTAAGTAAAATTCTACTTCTTCAATGGCTCCGAACACAAGGGAGCGTAACTTTTGGTCGAACTCATATATACGCTGTACTCGCTCAAAAGGGACGCCTTTAAAATACTCGCCTGTCCTTAAATCCAAAAAAGGCAGGTAGTAGGCGGACAGACGATAATAGTTTGCATTATGTAAAAAATTTATACAACGTTCCTCATCATTGATCACGAATCCTTTTTCTTTTATAAGATACATCTGCTCTTCAAATGTCTTAGGCTCTTTAGGTTCCATATGCTCCCTCATTTAAAGTGAAAAGTCCGCCCTTGGGACACATCGTGGAGAGGTGTGGGCGGTTCTGTTACTATTATTCTATACCAAACCGCCGTGAATGTCAATGTTAAAACCAAAATTGTGTATAACTTTGTGGATAATATGTGGATAAGCCATCATTGCAGTATCTATGTGAAGCCCTCGTGTTGGTAGCGCAGGGGATTTATTTTTCTGCTATTTTACTTTAAATCTGTGACCGCAGTCCCCACAGAAGCATTCATACTTGCCTTTCTTTCCAGCGAATCCTGCAAGCACCCCGATTCCAGAGGTTAATAATGCACCTCCGACTGCCTTGCCGATAGAAAAGCCTTTGCGGTTATTTCCCATAACTTGAATATTGTGGCTTTTGCATTTTGGGCATTTCATTTTTGCCATATCATTTTTCCCCCTAACAATACTTAGATTTCAAATCATTTTTACAACGCCCAGGTTCGGGATGAAATACACTGCATAGTGGTCGATGACCGTGCATGTCCCGTATCTGCTCTTATATGCCTCCAGGGCGTCATCCAAGAACTTCTCCGTCACGTCCAGATGCCCGGCAATCTCATATCGATTGCGGCAGCCGGCGTTGAAGGCAGCCACTATGCCCATCAGCCCGATCTGGCTGTCGTATGCCCACATCCGCGCCCTCAGTTCCTGCTTGCGGTTCCTCACGTCCTGCATGTCGATGATGTCGCCGGCGGAGGTGTGGTAGTGACCGAGCTCCTCGGCGAGGACGCAGGCTTTCTCCACGGTGGTGGGGATGTCTTTCCTGATGGCGATCCTGTTGCCGCGGATCCGGCCGTCATTATTCACAAGAGCTTTCTCCCTAACAATCAGATTTTCTTTATCTGATTCTATTAATAGATCTTCATAAGTCAATAAAATCACCTCCATTCGTCGTCGTCATTCATGATATCGTCATCGTGCTTTTCCATTTCGTCGGTTGTCTCTGCGTCGGTACGCTTGTGGGCGGCGTTGAGCAGATGCTGAACTAGTCTTTCTTTTTCAAGCCGCTCTTCCTTTATCTGCTCTTCTTTTAGTGATAATATTTCGGAATCAATAGAGGCTTTAGTATAACTATCAATACGTAATTTCAGAGAATCAAGAGTATCATGTTTTAATCGAACAAGGATATCATCTACACGTATAAATGGCTTATGCTCGGGATCATCTCTATGTATATGATATCCAAGACTATCAATATAGGTTAAAAATGCTTGTTTAGAATCTACCAATAACGACTTAGTGCCCCGCTCCATGGGAACATCTAATCCCATTAACCAAGCTTCGTTAACATCAAGAACTTCTGCAATTATATAAAGTCGATTTGATTTTGGCTCTGTGTATCCTGACATATAATGACTAATGGTAGATTTAGAAATATTACACTTTTCTGCTAATTCTACAGGTCTCATATTCTTTGCAGACATTGCCTGATTCAACCTCTTTTTAAAACTCTCTATTGGTTCAATCATGTTTTCATCACCTCTTGACGTATTATATCAAAATTGAAACTAAATTACAATAGATTTTATTAAAAAAGTTTAAAAAATGAAAATTCAATATTGACAACAATTCTAGGGGATGTTATTATCTAATTAGTTTCAAAAGTGAAACACAAAAGAAAGGAGGGAGGAAAGTGTCAAATGGAGTTATGTTTGATTATAGCAAGCTGCGTGGAAGGATTGTAGAAAAATATGGAACACAAGGGTGTTTTGCAAGTGCTAATAATATGTCGGATAGGTCAATGTCTTTAAAGCTCAATAATGGGATAGGCCTTTCCCAAAAAGAAATTATTGAGTGGTGTAGGTTGTTAGATATTGGCATTGATGAAATACCAATATATTTTTTTATGATAAAAGTTTAAAAAATGAAACTAAATAAATGTGATGAAGCAAAGGAGGGTAAAATGACGAAGTATTGGTTTGCTTTGTTGGTTATGGGATATACAGGGAAAAAGGCTATGAAGTTTAAAATTGCTTACATAAATCGCTTCAACCGAATGGAAGAGTTTATAAAATCTCTGCTTACAACAAAGATGGAATTTCCCGCATTTACAGAAGCTGTTTTATTGGCGAACGAAGAGCCTAAACACTACCACTTTTGGGGTTGAGACAACTATTGCCGAACCTTATGAAGATGTTGAAGTGACAATCAACGGTCCAGCAATAGTGCTCGTTGTCATTGATTAGTAAACATGGCAGTAATCGTAAGAGCTATACGCAACAGAAATAAAATGTGGAAAGGGAGGCATTATCATGAAGCAAAGACCCATCACAAATTGGGATGACGTTCCGGTCATCATGGATCCAGTGTACGCCGCCAGACTGCTCGGGCTAACGCCGACAAGGGTCAGGGAGATGTGCAGGAATAGTGAAATACCATGCACCAGGTTCGGCAAGCTCTGGCGAATCTGCAAGGGGGACTTACAGAGCTTTATGGAGGGCAAGGCCGTTGAGAAAGTTTCTTGACTTTATCCAAGCAACCCTGATACTTGGGGTGCCGGCGATCTATGCGGCCTACAGCGCGGGGCATGTGTCCCCAGAGATGTGCTGCATCATCATGTGCCTGCTCTGGCTGGGGGCCTTAGCGGCGCAGGCGGCAAAATACAAAATAAGAATTGGAAGGAGGAGGCGCAATGTTGGCGATCGAAGATATCAAAGGAACAGCAGCGGACGATATGCGCAAGCAGAACGAGGCCAAGAAGAATGAGCTGATCAGGCTGTGCGAATTGGTGGACAGCGATGGGCTCTCAGCAAGCTATGGCTATTTCGGGAGGCACAGGGACTTTGAGGTGCGGATACTAAGACGGGTTAAAAATGGGGACATGCATCCGGATTGCGAGCGCTTATTGCATATAGGGTTCCGGTTGGGCGAGGATTTCGGCCAAAGGGATTACGAGAGATGCATAAAGGCGCTGACGGCACTCATAGAAAAGGAACCCCTCATCGAAGCGGCGATTTCAAGGGGTCCAGGAAACTAAAAAATAATAATTATGTGCCCATTGTAGCACAGGAAGGGGGCCATGCAATGGCTTATTTCCATGCCTGCCCCCGCTGCGGGGCAAGCCTCGACCTAGGGGAGAGGCGCGACTGCCAAGAAAGTGGGGATGAGGATAGTGGCGGATATCAGCTATACGATAATAGAGACATTGGCGCTGCTCCCAGCGGACCCGGGAAAGAGATACCACAAGGAGCTCAACCTGGTCTCGTGGGGAGGCAGGCAGCCCGTATATGACTTAAGGGGCTGGAATGACGGCCGGTCGGAGATGACGAAGGGAACAACCCTCACCAAGGAGGAACTTATACAACTCAAAGAAAAATTAGGAGGAATCGAATTATGACAATTAACGTGACATTTGAATCAATTGAGGAGATGAAAGGCTTCGCAGCCATGATGGCGGGAGTGGGAAAAGAAAGCCGGCAGCCTGTCACGGCACGACCTGAATCACAGAATACGGCGTCCGTACAGCCTGCCACCACCCCTCCGGTTGAAATCCAGGCACAGCCAATACAGCCGGCAGCCCAAGCCGCTCCCCCCGCAGCCAATCCGGTAGCAGGGGCTATGGCTACAGTGCCAACGGCCACAGCCACATATGCGCTTGATGACCTGGCAAGGGCGGCCATGACGCTGATGGACTCCGGGAAACAAGCAGAGCTGCAGCAGCTGCTGGCCGGGTATGGCGTGGAGGCCCTGCCGATGCTGCCGCAGAGCCAGTACGGTGCTTTTGCAACTGGGCTCCGGGGACTGGGGGCGCAGATATAATGGGGCATGAGGAGAGGGCGCATGCGCTGTTAAGCGCGTCAGGGGCGCACCGGTGGCTTAAATGCACGCCGAGCGCCGTCCTGGAGCGGCAGTTCCCGGATGCCGCTTCTGACGCCGCCGCGGAAGGCACCCTGGCGCACGAGCTGGCGGAGATGAAGGTACGTAATTACTTTTACCCGGCGCAGGTCAGCAAGCGCAAGCTGACGATGAACACGAACAAGCTTAAGAAAAACGAGCTTTGGCAGGACGAGATGGCGGGTTATACGGATGATTATCTGGATTACATCAAGACGACCGCTCTGGGATTCAAATCCATACCTTATGTAGCAGTTGAAAAAAGAGTGGATTTTAGTGCCTATGTAGCGGAAGGCTTTGGAACCGCCGACTGCATCTTAATATTCGGCAATACGATTTATGTCATTGACTTTAAGTATGGGAAGAGTCCGGACGGGAGGGTTTCGGCAGAGGAAAACCCACAGATGATGTTATACGCTCTGGGCGCCTATGAGGCCTACAAGATTCTCTATCCAATTACGGAGGTCAGGCTGGCCATCGTACAGCCAAGGCTCTCGGACGGCATATCCGAGTGGGACTGCACCATGGACAGGCTTTTGGCGTTTGGCGATTATGTCAAAGCACGCGCCGCGCTTGCCATTGATGGCAAGGGGGATTATGCGCCGGAGCTAAAAACCTGCAAATGGTGCCGGGCGCGAGGGCATTGCCGGGCAAGGGCAGACGAAAATGTAAAGCTTGCGTTTCATATCGGGGAAAAACCGCCGCTCATCACCAACGAAGAGATGGGCCGATACCTGGTGGAGGGCGAGGATGTCGCTAAATGGCTTAAGGATTTACAAGATCTTGCACTGGCACAGTGCCTGGCAGGGAAAGAGGTTCCGGGTTGGAAAGCGGTCGAAGGCCGGGGTTGCAGGGAATGGACAGATATGGACGCTGCCTTTGCCAATCTGGAACGAACCGGAATGGTTGACGAGGCCGTGTTGTGGGAACGCAAACCGCTGACCCTGGCACAAGTAGAAAAGATTGTCGGAAAGAAAGACTTTGCAGGGTGTGTCGGTGAATATGTGATCAAGGCTCCAGGGAAGCCGACGCTGGCCAGGGAACAGGATAAAAGGCCGGCAATTACAAACAAGGTAAGTGCTACAGAAGCCTTTAAGGAGGTCGTTGGGTGAGCCTTTTCAAAGATGAAATTGATTATTATGAACAAGAAAAAATGTTAGAGAGAATGGGGAGCGATCATATGAATGATTTAACAAACGTAACCACAGGAGAAGCAAGATTAAGCTACGTACATCTATTTAAACCGTACGCGTTTCAGCCAGGGCAGGAAGAAAAATTCAGCTGCACGGCACTGATACCAAAGTCAGATACCGCAACAATGGAGCGGATCAGTGCAGCGATCGAAGCGGCGAAGGCAAAAGGCGTATCCGATAAATGGGGGGGCATACAGCCGCCAATGATACCGACACCGGTTTATGACGGTGACGGGACACGGCCATCCGACGGTATGCCGTTCGGAGCAGAGTGCAAAGGCCACTGGGTATTTACGGCCAGTGCAAAGGCTGATTATCCGCCGGAAGTCGTTGACGAGAGGGGGAACCCCATCATTAATCAGTCACAGGTGTACAGCGGCATTTATGCCCGTGTGAATGTGTCATTTTATCCATATGCCTTTGGCGGGAAGAAAGGCATCGGCTGCGGGCTAGGCCCCGTCATGAAAACAAGGGACGGTGAATCCTTAGGCGGCAGCGCCCCAACAGCAGCACAGGCATTCGGAGCCCCACAGGGCCAGGCACAGACAAATCCGTACGTGGTACCGCAGCAGGCGGCAGCACAGATGCGGCCAAATCCGTATACCGCACCAACACCATCGCAGGCCGTTAATCCGGTGACTGGATTACCCATGTAATGTAAAGGGGATTTGTCCCCTTTATGTCAACCAGAAAGGCAGAAGCATATGAAACAACATCATTTATCCATTGACATTGAGACACGCAGCAGCGTGAATATAGGGAAAGCCGGCGCATACCGGTATGCACGGTCTGAAGACTTTGAAATATTACTTTTCGCCTGGCAGTGGGATGATGAAAAAATTGAAATCATAGATTTAGCGTGTGGGGAAACTATACCTGAGTGGATTGTGGCCGCACTGTCTAATCCAAATGCTATCAAGCATGCTTATAATGCTGCTTTTGAATGGTACTGCCTCAATCAGGCCGGATACAAGACACCGATAGAGCAATGGCGGTGTACCATGTTCCATGGATTGTACTGCGGCTATACGACCGGTTTGGCGGCCACGGGCAAGGCCATCGGTCTACCGCAGGATAAACAGAAGCTGACAACGGGCAGTGCCTTAATCCGGTACTTTTGCGTGCCGTGCAAGCCGACAAAGAAGAATGGCGGGCGTCAGTGGAATCTGCCGCACCATGATCCTGACAAATGGGTTTTATTTAAAGACTATTGTAAACAGGACGTCATGACCGAACGGGAAATATTAAAACGCCTGAGCCAGTTTCCCGTACCGAAAGATGAAGAGAAGCTTTGGCAGTCGGACATTAAAATGAATGCATTTGGTGTGAAGGTAGATAAGAACCTGATTGATGGCGCTTTATATATCAATGCGTTAAGTGAAGAAGCCTTGACTGGGGAGTCCGTGCAAATCACAGGCTTGGATAACCCAAACAGTGTCCAGCAGCTGACAGGCTGGCTGGAAGCACGGACAGGAGACGGAGTATCAAACCTGCAGAAGGCAACCGTAGAAGATATGTTGGATAAGGATTACCCGGCAGAAGTTAAGCGGATACTGACAATCCGGCAGCAGTTAGGAAAGACTTCAATCAAGAAATATCAAACCATGGCCGCATCCAGGTGCGATGATGGTCGCATCCGCGGGATCTCGCAGTTTTATGGCGCGAACCGGACCGGGAGATGGGCGGGGCGTTTGGTACAGATGCAGAACCTGCCGAAGAACTACATGAAGACGTTGGATATTGCCAGGGCGCTTGCCGAAGACAAGAATTACGCAGGCTTAAAGCTGATATATGGGGATGTGCCTGATACGCTCTCTCAGCTGATACGAACAGCCTTTATCCCTTCAACCGGGAATAAGTTCATCGTGGCCGACTTCGCTGCCATTGAAGCCCGGGTAATCGCCTGGCTGGCAGGCGAGCAGTGGGTCAATGAGGTATTCGCATCACACGGAAAAATCTATGAGGCAACCGCGGCACAGATGTTCCACGTGCCGATTGAAAAGATTGTCAAAGGGAATCCGGAGCATGAACTCCGACAAAAGGGTAAAGTGGCCACGCTTGCCCTGGGCTATCAGGGCTCTGTGGCGGCATTAAAAGCCATGGGCGCTTTGAAAATGGGCCTGTCGGAGGAAGAACTGCCGGATATCGTTCACCGATGGCGGCAGGCCAACAGGCGGATTGTCGACCTTTGGTATGCAATTGAACAGACAGCCTTAACGGTGATGCAGACCGCGCAGCCGGCAGTCATCTACGGGTTAATATTTGCCCTTGAAGGGGACTTGATTTACGGGCAGTTATTTCTTACGGTGCGGCTGCCATCCGGCAGGAAACTTTATTATCCTAAACCTTTTTTAAAGGAGAATCAGTTCGGAAAGATGGCAGTCCACTATTATACCGTTGGACAGAACACAAGGAAGTGGGAAGTGACCTCCACCTATGGTGGGAAGATGGTTGAGAACATTGTGCAGGCCATCGCCCGGGACTGCCTGGCCGTCACCTTGGCGAGAGTCGAGGCGCTGGGGCTGCAGACGGTGTTCCACGTCCATGACGAGGTCGTTATTGATGCCCCGAGAAGTATCAGCGTTGATGATATCTGTGAATTGATGGCCGAGCCGATCGGCTGGGCTCCGGGATTGATTTTAAGGGGTGCAGGATTTGAATGTAGCTATTATATGAAAGATTAGGAGGGTTGTCCGGTGATAAACAACAGAAAATTAACCATCAGCACCGCCGGCAGCCGGAAGGCGACGCATTGGCCAAAGAGCGGTATCCTTTGGTCGGAGTTCACCGAAAGGCTAAAAAACCCCGTGCGGGGAACGGAATCATTAGATGCCTACCTCGCGCTGCCTAAGGCACGGCAGGACGAATTGAAGGACGTTGGCGGCTTTGTCGGCGGTACGTTTACCGGTGACCGCAGGAAAGCATCTTATGTGGCAGGCAGGGACTTGATGACCCTTGATATGGATAACATACCTGCGGGGCAGACACAGGATATTTTAAAACGAGTGAGTGGCTTAGGGTGTGCCGCGGCCGTTTACAGTACGCGCAAACATGCGGAATATGCGCCACGATTAAGAGTCATCATACCGCTTGATAAAACCTGTACGGCAGACCAGTATGAGCCGGCGGCAAGGAAAGCGGCGGCGCTCATCGGGATTGAGTTTTGCGACCCGACGACGTTCGAGGCTTCCAGGCTGATGTATTGGCCAAGCTGCAGCAGTAACAGCGAATATATTTACGAGGTCTATGATAACCCGTTCTGCAGCCTGGACGGCCTGCTTAACCTGTACGGTGACTGGCAGGATGTGTCTGCCTGGCCGCAGGTACCGGGAACAGAGGCTGTCGAACGCAGGCGGCTGGCCAAGCAGGAGGACCCGACAGGCAAACGGGGGATTATCGGCGCATTCTGCCGGACATATAACGTCATAGATGCCATGGATAAATTTATACCGGGAATGTATGAAGCGACAGATATCCCGGGCAGATACACTTATACGGGCGGTTCTACCATGGGTGGTGCCATTGTCTATGACGGCAATTTGTTTCTATATTCCCATCACGCAACGGATCCGTGCTCCGGGCTTCTGGTCAACGCGTTTGACCTGATCCGGCTGCATATGTACGCCGACATGGACAAGGAAGCCAAGGAGGGAACACCGGCCAACAAGCTGCCGTCGTTCGTAGCCATGAGCCGTTTGGCCGCCGGGGACAAACCGGTGGCGGACTTGATTGCAAAAGAACGATTTGAACAGGCAAGACAAGCGTTTGCCACACAGGAGACTGAAAAAGATGAAACAGATTTAAGCTGGGTCGGCAGGCTCACGAGAGACGGCAACGGGAGGATAGAGAAGACCATCAACAATGCGGTCGTCGTATTGGAGAATGACCCTTTATTAAAAGGAAAGATCGTCACTGATGAATTTGCCAGCTGCGGCATGGCATTAGGCTCACTGCCGTGGAACGGCTGCATGGATAAACGCCGATGGGGAGATGCGGATGATGCAGGCTTCTACCGGTATATGGAGACATTTTACGGCATCACGGGGCGGGATAAGCTTGATAATGCTCTGCTGATCGTCAGCAGCCAGAATAAGATCAACGATGTAAAGAAGTATCTTAAAAGCCTTCAATGGGACGGCGCCAAACGCCTTGACACCCTGCTGCCCGATTACCTCGGCTCAGAGGACACCGCTTACACAAGGGCGGTTATCCGCAAATCATTGTGCGCAGCAGTAGGCAGAGCAGTCGTGGGCGGCATCAAATACGACTATATGCCCATCTTCACGGGCCCGCAGGGCATCGGCAAAAGCACGTTCTTATCCATATTGGGAAAGGATTGGTTCAGCGACAGCCTGTCAAGCTTTGAGGGGAAGGAGGCGGCGGAGCTGATACAAGGGACATGGATCAATGAAATCGGAGAGCTGACGGCCATGTCCAGGCAGGAGACAAATGCAGTCAAACAGTTTTTAAGTAAAATGAATGACATATACCGGGCAGCATATGGTCGCAGAACGAATAAATATCCGCGCCGGTGCGTGTTTTTTGGGACCAGCAACGACCATGAATTTTTGAAAGATGTCACGGGTAACCGCCGGTTCTGGCCGGTCGACGTGGGCCTGTATCCCGCAAGGAAGTCTGTCTGGGAAGATTTGCCGCAGGCGGTAGACCAGATATGGGCAGAAGCTTATCTTTATTGGTCTCTGGGTGAACAACTGTATCTTTCAAAAGAATTAGAGACAATGGCGGAGGAACAACAGGAAAGCCACAGGGAGGGCTCGGCAAAGGAAGGCGTGATCCATGATTTCCTTGAAAAACAGATACTGGCCAACTGGGAGCAGATACCGGTACAGAGCCGTAAGACGTTTCTGGCCGGGCAGATGAAACTGCCGGAAGGAGAGGTCCTCATGCCACGTGACAAGGTGTGTGCGGCTGAAATCTGGGTGGAATGCCTCGGCAGCGATTTGAAGTACATGAAGCGCATGGACAGCATAGAGATCAACAACATACTTGCCAGCATGAAAGGCTGGAGGCGCAACAAATCAGTCAGACGGTATGGCCCGTATGGCACGCAAAAAGGCTTTGAGAGGGCGTAAACAATCCCGAAAAAGCAATGCGGATTAGATGTTTACACAGTTTAGGGGGCGGTAAACTATGAAACCTAAAAAAATTGAAAGTTCACGCACTAGGTATTCACCTAAAACCGCTAAAATACTGATGAATATTAATAATGTAAACTAAGTAAACCAAATTTATATATAAAGGTATAAATAAATAATACTAGGTACACCTAATACTACCTAAATTACCTGATTAGGATGTGTCATATACGTGTGTAAGGAGTTTTATATTTTGGGTTTACGGTGAAGGGGCTGATGAAGCTGTTAGAACGAGAGATAGAAAAGGTTTTGGGCGATGAGATGAAGAAGCTGGGCGGCAGGGCCTATAAGTGGACAAGCCCCGGTAACGATGGTGTGCCGGACCGTATTGTCATCTTCCCGAACCGACGACCGATATTTGTGGAACTGAAGACCAGTACCGGGAAATTAACCCCCTTGCAGAAAGTACAGTGTAAGCGGCTGGTTGATTTGGGACAGAGAGTTGAAATTATTCACGGCATTGACGGCTTAAGCCAGTTTTTTCAGGTCGAAGGATACAAAGAGGTCGGCAAGGCTCTGGACTGTAAATACGATTTATGAAGGAGGTGATGCCCCGTGATATTTAGAGCGCACGGCTATCAGCAGCATTGTATCAACAAGATTGTTGAAATTAAAAAATTAGGCCTTTTTCTAGATATGGGTTAAGGCCTTGGGAAAACAGCAGTAGCATTAACGGCTGTCAGGGAATTGAAATATGACCGGTTCCAAGTCAGAAAAGTATTAATCATCGCCCCGAAGAAGGTTGCAGAAGGGACCTGGACCAGGGAAAAGGATAAATGGGAGCATACAAAAATACTCCGGGTTTCACAAGTGCTTGGCAGCCAGGCGAAAAGGATCCGGGCATTAAATACACCGGCAGATATTTATATCATTAACCGGGAAAACGTCGTATGGCTGGTAGACTATTACCGCAACGCCTGGCCGTTTGACATGGTCTTCGTAGATGAGTCCAGCAGCTTTAAAAGCCACAAGGCAAAACGATTTAAGGCACTGGCCGGCATGGGTGGGCACATCGAGCGCCTGGTGGAGCTGACCGGCACACCATCCCCCAATGGGTTGAATGACCTGTGGGCACAATTGTATCTGCTTGATGGCGGCGAACGTCTGGGGAAGAGGTACACGCATTTCCGGGAAAGGTACTTTGATCCGGGCGATCGCGGGAATAACGTCATCTACAACTACAAGGCAAAGCCTGGGAGCGAGGAGGGCATCCTTGAGAAGATATCGGATATCTGCATCAGCATGAAGGCGGAGGACTACCTGCAGCTGCCGGACGTCACCTATCATGAGATACCGGTCGTATTGGACCCGAAGGCACAGAAAGCGTACAATGACCTGGAGCGTGAAATGGTGCTGGAGCTGCATGACGAGGAAGCGGTCACGGTCACCAGTGCGGCGGCCTTAAGCAATAAGCTGCTGCAGCTGGGCAATGGCGCCGTTTACGACGAAAATAGAAATGTCCATGAAGTCCATGGCTGCAAGATCGAGGCTTTTACGGAATTAATAGAATCCCTGCAGGGGAAGCCAGCTTTGGTCTTTTATAATTACCAGCATGACCGTATCCGGATCTTGAAGGCTCTGGGGAAATCAGGCTTGAGGATCCGGGAGCTGAAAACGCCGCAGGATGAGGACGACTGGAACAGCCGCCAGGTGGATGTCCTATTGGCGCATCCGGCCAGCAGCGCCTACGGCCTGAACCTGCAGCAAGGCGGCAACCACGTCATCTGGTTCGGACTCACGTGGAATTATGAGCTGTATACGCAGGCAAATAAGAGGCTGCATAGGCAGGGGCAGGCGGAAAAGGTCATCATCCACCACCTGGTCTGCAGCGGCACGCGTGATGAAGACGTCATGGAAGCGCTGAAACGGAAGGATGATGTCCAGGGCTGGGTGATGGAGAGCCTTAAGGCGAGGATCCGGAAACACAAAGCAGGACAGGAGCAAATAAAGTGAGAAAGCTATTTTATTATATAAAAACACGGTTAAGATTTATTTACGGCAGGGACATACCCGCATTCGCGGGTATGCCAATATGGGCACCACCAGGAGCGGATGCGGCGGGCTCACGCCCACCTGCGACATCTGCTGGCATTGCCATAATTCAGGCAAGAGCGATAGGCGAAATGGAGGGAAAAGCAGATGCAGGCATATATTTGTGACCGGTGCGACCGGGTGATCAGGAAAGAGGATGATCTGTACGGGGTCAGCATCATGAAGATGGAGCAGGAGCCATGCGACAGGCTCCAGGAGGCAGGAAAGGTTGATTTCTGTGCGATGTGCGCGGGCAGCATCATTGATTATGTGTTACGGAGCCATGGCAAGGAGCCGGTGGGGGCCGTGGATAGCGGCTTGAGGGAGCCGGACCCAGATCCCGTGGGGGAGGCGGCGCCAGAGCAGGGTGACGAAAAACCAAGGCAGCGGATAGAGGTGGACATCGGCAAGGTGCTGGCGCTCAAGGCGGCGGGCTGGAAGGTGAAGGACATCGCCGGGGACATGGGCATAGGCGTGTCAACGGTGTACGCAGTCTTGAAGGCGAGGGATAAGGAGGCTGGGAATGGGATCAGGACGAGCATGGACAAGCGGGGAAGTAAATCACCTTGAGGAAAAGTGGGGCGCTGTTTCCGTTGGCTGTCTGGCGACGAAGCTTGGGAGGACAAGAAACGCAATCATCTTAAAAGCACAAAGATTATCATTAGGTCCCTTCCTGATGGGTGGCGAATATGTGACATTTTATCAGCTGCTATGTGCATTGGGTTATGAAAACAGCGGATATACCTATAAAATGAAATCCTGGGTCAAAAAACGGGGCTGCCCAGTCAGGACGAAACGGGTCAATCAGAACACATTCAAGATCATTTACATTGAGGATTTCTGGGGGTGGGCAGAGAAGAACCAGGCATTCCTTGACTTCTCAAGGTTTGAGGAGAACATGCTGGGCAAAGAGCCGGGTTGGGTCAAATCGAAGAGAAGGTCTGACATGGAGAGGAGCAGAAAATATAAAATAACTCCATGGATGGCAGAAGATGACGCAAGGTTAAGAAAATTGCTAAAGGAGCATAAATATAGCTATGCAGACCTGTCTGAAAGGCTCCAGCGGACATGTGGAGCTATCCAGAGAAGAATCCTTGATTTGGAATTAAAAGAACGCCCTGTCAAGGCGGACAGCCACAATCCTTGGACAGATGGGGATAAGGGATTATTAAAGCAGATGGTCCTAGACGGCAAGAGCTACGAGCATATGCAGGAGGCTATAGGGCGATCTGCCAAGGCGATCAGGGGGTACGTCGGAAGGGCGTACAAGACGGAAGTGCTGGATAAAGTCAGGGAGACAATCATTAAAGATGCAGGGAGGGAGAAGATGGAATGAGGATAGCTTACAGTGGGGGCGTGACCCTTGAGGTGGACATAACTGATGAAATGATAACGGATCATGCAGAATGTGGAAGGCTGGCGGCCTGCGGAGGCACAGGGAAAGCGTGTGATGGATGCAGTCTGGATATAGGTGTTGAGGGAGCGTCGTTGTGTGAGATGCCGGCCGTGACAGAAGAGATCCAGCGAATGGAATCCATGAAGGGAGGCAGGAAAATATGATGATTGCTGACATCGTGGCGGCGGTAAAGGCTGCCGCGAAGAAAATGGAAAAGGTTGACGACAACGTGTATCTGGTTGCCGGCTGTGAAGAGGCGACAGGGGGAGATCGAGCATGACATCGATACGGTTAAAGTGACCGGCATCCGGCTCGATGGAGATGCGACCAACGTGGTTTTTGAGTATAGAAGCGGTGACATCGATGAGGTGGAGCTGTCTGAGTTCGCAAGCAATGCGTATGCAACCGCAACGGCGGCGGCGCAGGAGATGGAAAGGAGGCGGTGAGCGATGAACAGATCAGACGAGCGGAAAATGACGGAGCTGCAGGAGCCCATGTGCGATGGGTGCTGCAGGCACCCGGGATCGTGCGGCAGCCAGGAGGAGCTTGACGGGCACTGCGACAGCTGCCGGATGGTCAAGCTGTGGAATTTTGTCAACAGGAAGGATGAAGGCATGCTGGATACAAAAGAATTTGTGGAAGTGGACAATGAGAAGTGCCATGAGGCCGACAATTGCATGGGAGCCAGAATGCATGGGGGAAGGTGTATTGCCGAGGCTGCGGCAATGTGCAGCCCTCCGTCAGCAAGAAGGGCATGACGGTCAATGAAGACTTTGAGCGGGCGGTGAGGGAGATGGAGGCCGGTCGCGGGCAAAAGGCATAAAAAGTGGGGGTGAGCGGGCTGGATAAGGATATTTTAGGGCAGTATTGCGATATGCAAGAGGAGATCAAGGACCTCAGGCACAGAATAGATGAAACTAAGCGGGAGCTGGACAGGGTGCAGCAGGAGGGCTATATTGTCGCGGATTCGGTGAAGGGGACAAGGAAAGACGGTATATTTGGCAATATTACTATAAAGGGGTTCCCATATCCTGAGTATGACAAGCTGAAGGATATGTATGAACAGAGAGTGGATAAACTCAAGGGAATGGAGCGGAGGCTGTTTGCGGTTATCCATGGGGTGGAGGATTATATTGAGTCTATTGAAGACAGCAAAACGAGACGCATCTTCTGGTACCGTTACATTGATGGATCAAGCTGGGGGCAGGTAGCCAAAAAAATGGGAAAGGGCTATTCAGCAGACGCATGCAGGAAGATGCAGGAAAGATATTTTGAAAAAAATTGAAAGTGTCCGTTCACGTCCGTTTTGTCCTGATATAATAGATAGTGAGAGTTCATGTTGAGTGGAGAGGGTTATGGGCCGCACCGTAATCCGTAAATGGTAAGCTTCTCCGCTCCGGGTTCCTCCGGGGCGAAAAGCATAAAGCTGGAACAAGCAGTGGAAAAGGCGCTTTGAAGGCGCCAGGTGCGAGGTTTTGAGGAGTCTGGGGAGCACATGCGGAGGATAAGAGAGATGGCAGCCATTACTTGGGTATTAGGCGGTGGCCGCCTTAGTATCACTTTAAGAATAGCACCCCCAATAATTATTTTTGAGGTGATGAGCATGGACAGCTTTATAAGCTGGATTGGCGGTAAAAAGCTGCTTAGAAAAAAGATTATGGGACTCTTCCCGGAAAACTTTGAAAGGTACATTGAAGTGTTCGGCGGCGCTGGCTGGGTTTTGTTTGCGAAAGATAAACACGCGGACATGGAAGTGTACAATGATGTAAATGGGGAACTCGTCAATTTATTCCGATGCGTGAAGCATCATCCGGAAGCATTGCAGAAAGAGCTTGAATACTCTTTGATATCAAGAGAGCAATTTTTTGAATGTAGGGATATCCCGGGGTCAACGGATATCCAGAGAGCTGCAAAGTTCTTTCTCTTGGTCAAGAACAGCTATGGAACCGATTTACGTTCCTTTGGCTGTCGGGGCAGGGATTTAGATAAAGCGATCGAGCGCTTGCCCGAAGTCAATAAGCGGTTGAGCAGAACCGTGATCGAAAACAAGGATTTTGAAAGCCTGATTAAGACTTACGACAGAGCCGAGGCATTGTTCTATTTGGACCCACCGTATTATGAGGCTGAAAAATATTATCCGGATAGGTTCAATCCAGATGATCACGCAAGATTGAGAAGTACTCTCGAGAATATCAAAGGGAGATTCATATTATCCTATAATGATTGTGATTATGTCCGGGAACTGTACAAAGCTTATGGGATTATCGAAGTGGAACGGCAGCATAACCTGCTTACAAGAAAACGGCCTGCAAGATATAAAGAGCTGATCATAAAGAATTACTAGACAAACATATGTTCTAATGCTATAATGAAGCAGGGTGCTGTTTTTAAAGGTTTTAGGAAGAAGGGCATCGGCTCAGGCTGATGCCTTTTACATGCAAATAGTGACGCAGGCACGCCTGAAACTTAGGGCGTGCCGCCTCCTTTCCGGCTTTCTGGTTTCTTTTTGTTGAAACATGCCTTGATATGGGATAAGATGGAAAGAAAGGTCATTAGGAGGATTAATACAGCATGGTTGATTTGTGCAGTAATATACTATCTACAAGCGCAGAGATATTAGGCGCAATAGGGACCATCTACGCAGTGTGGGGCATCTTAAAAATGAATTTTAAGGACATGAGGGAAACGATGACTGTCGGCTATATTAATAACAGGGGCAAAAAATATTTACCCGAAAAATATTATGCGATCGGCGGAACGGTATTTATTGTCCTGGCATCTGTTGTTGGCTTGATAGAAATATGGTGGGAGGGAATCAGCTTAAGATGGACGATTGCCGTCGTGCTTACTGCAGCCGCCATAGCTATATTTGTATTCTTTGCATTAAAAAGCAAACTAAAGAAAGCTGAAATCAGATATGATGAATATATGAAAAAGCATCCATAGAGGGTGCTTTTCTAATGCTAAAAAAGGCAGGTGATAAAATGGAAGTGGTCAAGATAACCGTCGACAGGCGCCCACCGGACTGCGCATGGTGCCCATTGACAAGGCCGCATACGAGGGGCTGCGGGAGGACGCAGACAAGCAGCTGCAATGGCGGGCTGAGCGTGGGCAAGGTGCCGGATGCCAGGTGCCGGCTGACGGAGGCTAAACAGGGATAAAAGAAGGGGGTGCGCCTGATGGCATTGACCAAAAAGCAGAGATTATTCGCGGAGGAATACCTGATAGACCTCAATGCCACGCAGGCGGCGATCAGGGCAGGGTATTCCCCGCATACCGCGAAAGACATTGGGTGTGAGAACTTAGCAAAACCCAACGTGCGCGCGCATATAGACAAAGCCATTGCCGAGAGGTCGAGGCGCACCGGCATCAATCAGGAGCGGGTCGTCATGGAGCTTGCCAAAATTGCCCTGGTAAACCCTAAGGACGTCATTGACTTTAAAAACGCCACGGTCTTAGGCCTTGCCGCAGATGAGGACCTTGCCGCGATCTCCTCCGTGAAGATAAAGGAATCCATCTATAAGGGAGGGAGCACGACGGAGCGGGAGATACGGATGTATGATAAGACAAAGGCGTTGGAATTGTTGGGCAAGCATCTTGGCATGTTCAAGGACCGGCTGGAGCTGACAGGAGCCCTTGAGACCGAAAAATCAAAACTGGACGCCCTGATCAAGCAGATGAGGGGTGGTTAGGTGAGTGGCGGACGCCTGCTCCTGTCTGACAAATACAAGGCATTCATCAGGTGCGACGCGCCCGTGGAGTTCCTGGAGGGGACCACGTTCGCCGGCAAGACAACCGTCGGCCTGTATAAATTCATGCTGAAGGTGGCCGGGAGCCCCAAAAGGATGCATGTCATCGCCGCCAAGGACACTGGGACGGCTGAGAAGAACATCATCAATAAGGACCTTGGGATCATAGATGATTTTGGCATCCTGTCCGAATATAACGGCAACGGCACGAAGGATGAGAAGATCCCGCATATCCTGTTCCATACCGCCAAAGGGGACAAGATCATCTATGTCCTTGGGTACGGAGACAAAAAGAAGTGGCAGAAAGCCCTCGGCGGGCAGTATGGCAGCCTGTATATAGACGAGATAAATACTGCCGACATGGATTTCATCAGGGAGGCGGCCATGAGATGCGATTACCTGATGGGGACGCTCAACCCTGATGACCCGAACCTGCCCGTGTATAAGGAGTTCATCAACTGCTCACGGCCGCTGCCGGAATGGGCGGGCGGGACGCCGAAAGAAATATTGGAGGAATTAAAAGAGGAGCCGAAGCCCGGATGGGTGCATTGGTTCTTTTCTTTTGAGCATAACCCAGGCCTGTCAAAAGAGAAGCTGGATCAGATCATGACCAATACCCCTAAGGGCACAAAAATCTGGAAAAACAAGATACAGGGGATCAGGGGCACGGCGACCGGCCTTATCTTCCCTAATTTTGACCGCAAGCGGCATGCAGTGCCGGCGAAATGGGTCAAGGAGCAGATAAGGTCAGGAAAGACAGCCATCATAAAATTCACCGCGGGACTGGACACGTCTTATTCCAGCAAGAGCCCCGACACCATAGCGATGCTATTCCAAGCGGTCACGAAGGACAGGAAGCTGATCACCCTGGCAGAGGAGGTGCACAGCAATAAAGAATTAAGCAGCCCCCTAGCGCCATCGGACACGACCGTCAAGTTCATCGCCTTCTTGGAGCGGAACCGAAAGGAATGGGGGTTCGCAAAGGACGTGTTCATAGACAGCGCCGACCAGGCGACCATGACGGAGCTTAGGAAATATAAACGGCTACATGGCTGCCTCCATAATTTCATCGACGCTTATAAAAAAGTGGGGGTCATCGACCGCATAAAGCTGCAGCTTGGCTGGATACAGCAGGACTGCTACCTGGTCGTTGAAGATTGCGCGGCGCATATAGCGGAATTGGAAAGCTATTCATGGGACGAGAAGAAAGACATCCCGGAAGACAGAAACGACCACACCATAAACGCCAACCAATACGCATGGATACCATACCGGCAGAAGATCGGATTTGAGGAGGGGGACAAGAAATGAGGTGGACAAGAAAAGTGAGCGAGAATATTAAGCGCGGCATACGCAGCTGGCTTAACCTGAACGGGCCGAGCCCCATGCAGATTCAGATCAACGAGACCATGGACTTTGAGCTGAACGCCATCAGGAACCGCATATGGTACCGTGGCGACGCCAATGAATTGGAGCAGATGTATCAGGGACTGACCGAGTTCGCCGACAAATACAAATTCTGGGCGAGCCGATGCACGCCCGGCATGGAGATCCGGAAAGCCCACACCGGGCTGCCGGGTCTCATAGTCGAGATATTGGCCGCCATCGTCCTGTCCGACATGAATGATTTCAAGATCGAGGGCAAGGGCGCCGAGGCATGGGGGGAGATTGAGAGGGAGAATAGGTTCCGCAAGAAGCTGGAGCGGACGATCAAGGAAGTGCTGTATATCGGTGATGGCGCCTATAAGATCACGATAGACACGCAAAAAAGCCAATACCCCATTCTGGAATGGTACCCGGGGGAGCGCATCGAGCTGGTCCATGACCGGGGGCGCTTGAAGGAAGTGGTGTTCAAAACGCCGTATGCAGACCTGAGGCAGCAATATGTCCTTTATGAGCATTACGGTTACGGGTATATAACGAACGAGCTGTACAGGGGGGATGAGAAGGTTGACATCAAATGCATCGAGGCCACTAAGGGCATATCGGACTGGGCGTTTGATGCATCCGTGATCCTCGGGATCCCGATACAGATTTTTGAGAGCAAGAAGTGGGAGGGGCGCGGCGGCAGCATATATGACGGCAAAGTGGACTCCTTCGACGCCCTTGACGAGGTATGGAGCCAGTGGCTGGATGCGCTCAGGGCCGGGAGGTCCAAAGAATACATACCGGAATGCCTGGTGCCGAGGAACCCGGATACCGGGGAGGCCGTCAAGCCAAATCATTTTGATAACCGTTATATCATGACCGGGGATGATGTGCGGGAGGAGGGCAAGAACCAAATCGTGCTTGACCAGCCGGACATACCCCATGACAGCTATGCGGGCACTTACAGCACGGCCCTGGACCTTTGCCTGCAAGGGATCATATCCCCCAGCACGCTCGGCATCGATGTGAAGAAGCTTGACAACGCCGAGGCGCAGCGCGAGAAGGAGAAGGCGACGCTGTATATGCGAAACGCCATCATAGAGGCGCTGCAGGAGACGCTGCCAGAAGTCGTGGCGGCATGCGTCAACGCCTACCGCCTGGCGCATGGCGAACCCGTGGAAGAAGTCAGGGCTGGCATCCCTTTTGGCGAGTATGCGAACCCGAGCTTCGAAAGCCAGGTCGAGACGGTGGGCAAGGGCAAGATGCAGGGCATCATGTCGATCGAGGCCTCGGTGGAGGAGCTGTACGGGGACAGCAAGGATGAGAAGTGGAAGGCACAGGAGGTCAAGAGGCTTAAAATAGAGCAGGGCATTGAGATAGTCGATGAGCCGAGCGTAACCGGCTATGACGCGGCCACAGCGGGTGAATAGCCATGCCAAGGAGAGACGATGCTTATGATTTAAGGGCCATATTCGAAAAGATCGAAAAAGACTTGGTGGCGAGCTTGAAACGCACGATGCGCCTGCATGAGCTTGAGGAGGACAAAGAGGGGTTCAAATGGGAGCAGTGGCAGGGCGCCAAGCTTAGGAGCCTGGCCGCATACCGTAAGGAGAACAAAGCCATCGTAGGGGAGCAGGGCAAGGCCGTTGAGGATATGGTCAGGAAGTCACTGGAAGACAGCTATAAGCGGGGCGGCAACGCCTTCGGCAGGCTCGTCGGCAAGGTCCAGTCATGGCTCGGACGGCGGAGGACAATAAGCTACCCCAAGGACATCTCAGGATATAAGGGCAAGGGGGCGCCCAAGGAGAATGACTTCTTCCACATGAATGACCAGAAGATAGAGGCGATGGAGGAAGCCGTAAACAATGGCTTAAGGAAGGCACAGGCAGCGGTGCTGCGTAAGATGGACGATGTCTACCGGCAGACGGTCTATAAAGCCGAGATGCAGATGACGGCAGGCGCCAAGACGCTGGATCAGGCCATTGACATGGCTACGAAGGAGTTCCTGGAGAAGGGCATCAACTGCATTGAGTATAAAGACGGCAAAAGGGTCGACATCGCCTCATATGCTGAGATGGCGCTGCGCACGGCATCACATCGGGCGGCGCTGCTTGGGGAAGGCAAGAGGCGTGATGAGTGGGGCATACATACCGTCGTGGTATCCGCGCACGCCAACACTTGCCCTGAATGTGAGAAATGGCAGGGCGAGATCCTGATCGATGATGTCTTTAGCAGCGGGACGATGGAAGAGGCCTTGGATGGCAAATATTATCCCCTGTCGTTTGCGATAGAGGCGGGCCTGCTGCATCCGAACTGCCGGCACACAATATCAACTTACTTCCCCGGCGTCACGCAACTTCCAGCAGTGCCGGACGGCAAAGAAGCGATAAAGAAGTATGAGGCTGAACAGGGGCAGCGGAGGCTTGAGCGGCTGATCAGGAAATGGAAACGGATTGCGGAGGGCTCACTGGATCCGGATAACGTCAATTATGCGAACGGCAAGGTGAGGGAATGTCAAGAGCGGCTGGTCGAGCATCTTGACGGGCATCCGTATCTCAGGAGGGATTACCCTAGGGAAAAAACAAGAGGCATACCCTACCAGCCTAAAGATTTTAAAGAATCCGGCGGCAAATTTGAACGGGGGACCGGGGAATGGCAGCTGCGCAGGGATGATGAGGCAGAAGAGTACTACAATGCGATCAGGGAAAGAACAGACGATGCCCGCAAGATATCCAATAACACAGGCTGGAGCGAGCGCAGCATAGCAAGGGTAAAGGACCATGTGTTCAATGATGCCCATGTCCTCGACGTGGGCATAAAAAGATATGACCCCGAATACAATATGTCCATTGCATGGCAGAGGCTCATCAATGGGAAATATAAAGACAGGGACATCACATTATTAAAGCACGAATACCTTGAAAGTATTGTGGAAAAGAAGTATAATCTAACATATAGCGAAGCACACTCGATAGCCAACCAAAAACATGACTGGCACGGGCAATTGGTGGAGGAGGTCGGAGAGCATGGCGATGCCGATAATTTACATGAACTTATTAGAGAAGAGCGATAAATATGCCGTATACGAGTTTGGATATCCGGATAAGATGGACGGGCAGATGAAATTGTCTATTGACAATCCGCTGGACTATGAAATATTACAGCCTTCCGCCATGGGGGAAGGGGAGACCTTACGGGCATTTGCGACACTGGCGAAGCTCATACGAAACGGGGAAATACCGGAAAAAGCTTGCAGGGCATCATAGCGCCACTTAGTCGATATATGATTAGGTGGCATTCTTATGCCCGAATGGAGGGGAGGTGGAATTTGTGAGGGTTAAAGTTGTTAAGAAATATCTGGATAGTGAGAAAGGGACCATCCAGGAAGCGGGCGCAATGCTTGATGTGCCAAAGAAGCGCGCGGAAACGCTGATAGCAAGAGGCGTTGCCGAGGAGGCCAAGGCAGCGAAAACGACACTTGGGGAAGGTTAGATGATCCGATATCCCCCATTGAGACGCAGGGCTAGGCGTCTTATTTTTATGTCCAAACACGACATGACGCTATAAAAGGTGCGTGGCCGGCGACACCGAAGACAACGGATATCAAAGAGCGACACTCTTACAAATGGAAGGAGACAAAGAGTATGGATAAATTATCTATGGACTTACAGTTTTTTGCAGAGCCAGCTGAGCCAGCAGCGCCGGCAGGGCGAGAGCCTGCCCAAGCGACAACCCCCAGCACTGCCGTCGACTATGACAAAATACAACAGATGCTTAACGGCACATTGGCTGCAAAAGAGGACACAGCCTTAAAGGCGTATTTTAAGCAGCAGGGCTTGAGCCAGGAAGAGGCGGAGCAGGCCATGACCGCATTCAGGGCGGAGAAGGCGAAGAACCAGCCTGACGTGGATGCCATCCAGCAACAATTAACACAAGCGCAGGCATTAGCACAGCAAGTACAAATTGAAAAGGATGCCACCTTGGAATCTATTACATTAGGGATAGACTCTAAGACGATACCCTATGTACTAAAGTTAGCGGATTTAAGCACAGTAATAGATGTAGATGGTAAGGTAAATCAGGAGACGCTAAAGACAGCCATAAATAAAGTATTAGAAGATGTACCGGCGCTTAAACCAGTCCAGCAGCAAGGTCAAGGCTTCCAGCAGATAGGGGCTGGTGGTAATCAAGGACAGGTACCGACAGCGACGGAAGCAGAATTGGACAAAATATTTGGAGTAAAAAGAAAATAGGAGGTATTTAAAACATGGCACTATTAAATTATGTAACACAATTTAACACAAGAATCTTGGATATGTACGGACACGACCTGATATCGGATGCATTGTATCAAAGCAACATGGACATCAATATCATAGGAGCAAAGGAGATTAGGTTACCCAGAATTACAGTGAGCGGATATAAGGACCATGACAGAAAGACGCTTGGGTTTAACGGAGGGAATTATTCAAATGATTTTGAGCCTAAGGTGCTGGATCATGATAGGGATATTGAGTTTTTCATTGATCCTATGGACGTGGACGAAACGAATCAGATTGTATCAATCGCAAATATCCAAGCCCGCTTTGAAAAAAGACAGGCGATCCCAGAGTTAGATTGCTATACATTTTCTAAGTTGTATTCAGAAGCAAAGAGAGTGGATGCGGATATCAGAACCACCATAATAACAAGGGCAAATATTCTGGCAGATTTTGATGATAACTGTGAGAAGTTTGAAAACTTAGGGGTTCCGCTTTCCCGATGCATTCTTTATTGTACGGCAGCATACCGCAAAGAATTAAAAAATGCAGAAGGCATTCAGCGCACGTTTGCAGTAGATGGCAGTGCAAATGGTATTGACCGACGCGTACATACAATGGATGACTTAGGCGAAATCAAGACCGTGCCAATCGAGAGATTTAAAACGGCATATGACTTTACTGAAGGGTATGTAGCAGATGCTTCTGGAAAGCAGATCAACTACATCTTGATTGATCCAGAATCGCAAGTATCCAGAGTGAAGTACTCATACATCAATGTTTTTACACCAGGACATGATTCCAGAGTCACAGATTGCTATATGTACCAAAATCGTAGATTTAACGGCACGTTTGCTTTGGATCAGGAACTAAAACAGGCGTGCATTATTAACAGGGAGGCGTAAAGATGGGCGTTATTAAAGCAAAGAGAGAAAATAAGGTTTATACAATATCCGAACAGCAGAAAAAGCGGTATCTACAGGAAGGATATGATATTTATGATGGGGAAGGAAATCTACTAGAGCACTCACCTAAGAAAAAAATTTCTTACTCTGAATATGAAGCAGTATGCAAGGAGCGAGATGCTTTGAAGGAGGACGCGGGCGGAGATAATCCAGATGTAGTCAATATTCTTACAGAATATGCTAAAGAGCATGAGATTGATTTGGGTAAGTCAATCAGCCAGTCAGGAATCTTGAAGAAAATTAAAGATACACTAAGAGAAGGTGAGTAATATGTATAAACCTTATGCGGATTCCGATTATTATGTAGAGATTTATGCCGGTGCTATTATTCCAGCTGACGCTCTGAGCAAAGCACTAAGGCAGGCAAGCAGACACATTGACTCCCTTACCTATAATAGAATTGTAGGTAAGGGATTTTCTAATCTGACAGACTTCCAGCAGGATATTATAAAAGAAGCGGTGTGTCAACAAGCAGAGTTTGAATGTGAAAATACTGAAATGATTAACACAGTGCTATCTAGCTATGGAATTAATGGCGTGTCCATGTCTTTCGGTGAGAGCTGGAATGTATTTACGGATAAGGGTATCGCCATGAAGAAGGATACATATGCTCTGCTTAGTCAAACAGGCTTAACTTGCAGATTGTTGAGGTGATGAGATGGTGTATCCATGTTTAGTGGCGAAAGTTTATTGTAAAACACCCATGGAAGTAATCCTAACAGAGGAAGGCTTAAATGAAGATGGTGGACCTGTTATTGCAGCTAAACTTGACGGTCTAATGTGTAACTATCAAGACACTACTAAGACTGTACTGACAGCAGATAAGAAACTTGTACAATTAGGAGGCATTGCTTTATTTCCAGGGGATATATGTCCAGAATTGCCAACAATCAGCGGTGGGACCGCAACAGTATATGGGGTAGAGCGGACGATATTTAAGGGAACAAAGGCAAGGAACCCAGATGGGACGGTGAACTATGTGGAATTGAGGCTGGTGTGATGGAGGTCAGGGTCAGCGTGCGGATTGACGAGGCTAAGATAAAAGCTCTGCAGGCTGCGATAGAGCCATCCATACAGCAGGCGGCCGCCGCGGTCAAGACACAGATCGTAAGCGATCAGGTCGTGCCCAAGAACACCGGGGAATTGGAGCAGAGCGCCTTCGTGCGCAAGAAGAGCCGCAGCAAGTACCAGATCGTCTACGATACCCCTTATGCGCGGCGGCTTTATTGGAACCCGCAGTACGACTTCAGGACGGATAAGAACCCCAATGCCCAGGGCTTATGGCTGCAGAGCCATATCGATGGGGAGAGGAAAGAATATTTCAGCAATGCGTTCGGGGAGCTTTTCAAGAAAAATGCGAAGGGGCTGGTGACATGACGCTGAACGATGTGAAGGATCATTTAAAGGCGCGCATTGAGCGCTGCGGCTGGTATCTGGAGAAGATAGACGCCAACCAGGAGTATTGCATCGGCGTATTCTCCACCCGGTCGCCAGAGCCGGTGATACCGATGGGGGGCATCAGGAACAGCGCATATGCAGATTTAGCCGTGTCGATCCTGGTGCATTGGGGCAGGAGCTCAACCCCCGCCAGGGAAAAGGCGCAGGAGGTGTTCGACCTCCTGTTCGGCCGTGAGCTGGTGATCGGGCAGAGGCGGGTCGTCAAGATCGATTTCCGCACATCACGGCCGCAGGGGATCGGCACTGACGACAAGGGGATCTATGAGTATGTGATTAACTTTGTGATTTATTATGACAAGAAAGGGATTGATTGAATGTTTAAGGGAGTATTCCCGGTATACGGGCTTATTTTTAAAATTGGGACCAAGGGCAGGACCAGCACGGACACGGACATGAAGGAGGTTGAAGAGCTGGAGTCATGCGGGCTGTCCATCGACGGCACGATCGATGAATGGACGAACATGGCGTCACAGGGCTGGGGCAGCGCATTGATGACCGGCAAGAAGTTCAGCATGGACCTGAAGGGCAAGAGGAGCATCGGGGATGCGGGGAACGATTATATCGCGGACACGGCATGGAAGGACGGCCTGGACTGCTCGTCCATGGCGGAGATCACGTTCCCTGACGGGGCTAAGCTGGAGTTCGACTGCGTGATCAATGTGACCAACCCCGGCACTGGCGAATCCACAAACGTGGCGGGGTTGGAGTTCACGCTGCAAAGCGACGGCAAACCGGATTACACGCCGGCGGCATAGGAGGCATTTATGGCTAGAAAATATGATATAGCAAAGAAGATATTGAACGGCAACGCCAGGCCGACGGTCAAGATTGACGATGGGCATGAGTTCAGGATCAACAATGGCAAGAGCGCGGCACTGATGATGCAGGCCATCATCGATGAATCCGGGGAGGGGGCGGAGGCGTTGGACAAGATCGTCATCCTGGGACTCGGGAAAGAGGCGCATGAGTACATCGAGTCGCTCGACCTGCCGCTGCCGGTGTACAATGACATCGCCAATGTGATCATGGCCGCATTCAGCGACATATCGCTGGAGGAGATGGAGGAACTGGCGAAGGAGCAGCAGGGAAAAAAGTAGGCAAGTGGTACGATATCTTCGAGGACTGGGAACTGATCGTCTCGTCATTTGCGATGCAGTATAATATCCGGTTGAATGAGATGTATGGGGACAACGACATGCCCTGGCCGGAGTTCTGCACCCTCCTGTCCGGGATAACGGCGAGGACGCCGCTCGGCATAATCGTCGGAATCCGCATCGAGGATGACAATGACACGCTCAAGTATTTCACGGCGGAGCAGCACAGAATCAGGAATGCGTGGCGCAGCAGGCATAGCGCCTTTGAGCACATGACAGAAGACGAGAAGTCAGCTGGGGCCAAAGCCCTGCAGGGCTTTTTCTCAGGAAGCATGGGAAGGAGGGCGGACCATGGGGGAAAACATAGGGAAGATCAGACTTGACCTGGAGGTCAGCTCCGACATATCCAAGCAGGTCAGCGCCATAACGGGCGCCATGGGCAAAAACATAGAGTCGGCACTTGCCAAGTCATTAGGGAGAACAAAAAAGCAGGCGCAAGACAGCGTGAAGGCGACGGCGGGGGGCATATCCGATAATGTGAATAAGTCCATGTCGGATATGGGGCTGGGCTTAAGAAAGCGCCTGACGGCAACGATGGCAGCGTTAAGGAAGGTCAAGGCGCCAAAGATGAGCATCCCCTTCGCGCGCAACGGCGCAAACAGCGTGAAGGCACAGGCGGAACCCTCGGCGGACACAACCAAGGGCCTGCCGGCAGATGCGGTTTCGGGGTCGGCGGATTCAAGCCGCGTCATCGACCTGAAGAATAAGATACGCGCCACTACGGAGCAGGCGGAGAAGCTGAGGAGGGAGATTGCCGGCATGGACAGCCAGAAGGTGCCGACAGCCGAATTCACAGCATTGCAGAAGGAAATCGAGAAGACCGAGCAGAGGCTGCTCTCCCTGCTGAACAGGCAGGAGAAGCTAGAAGAGGTGGGCAAGGTCAGGAAGGGCAGTGCGCAGTGGAAGGGGCTGAAGTATGACATAGAGGCGACTGACCAGCTGCTATCCAGGCTTGAGGAGAGGATGCGGGCGATGCAGGCGGCGGGGGATGCCTCCGCGCCCAGATCGGCGACGGCTGAATATGAAAGGAAGCAATCGGCACTGCAACAGCTAATGGCCAAGCTTGATGTCTACAAGGCGAAGCTGTCTGAGGTGGGAGCCAAGGAGAATGAAGCGGCGGCAAGCACCAGGAGGGCCTCGACAAGCCTCGGGGGCATGGGGGTGCGGCTCAGATCCTCATCACGCAGCGGGTCAACGCTATCCGCAGGGATGCGGCGGCTTGGGTGGATGCTGCCCGGACTTAACAGCCATATCAAAAAGACCTCGCGCAATTCCTCCATGGCCAGCACGAGCATGGGGCGGTTCATGCGGACGTTGATCGTGTCGCGGGTATTGATGTCAGCTGCCGTCAGGGCATTGTCAGCATTGGGCGGCTATATGCTCAGCTGCCTGAAGACCAACAGCCAATTCAGCTCTTCATTAAGCCAGGTGCAGATGAACCTGAAAGCGGCGTTCATGCCGATCTATCAGGCGATACTGCCAGCCATCAATGCCCTGATGGGCGCGCTGTCCACAGTGACGGTTCAAATCGCGGGCTTTATCAGCGCTTTATTCGGCAAGACCTACTTGCAGTCGGTGAAAGCGGCCTCCGGCATGGATGCCGCGAGGGAGGCGATGGACTCGTATGGCTCAAGCGCGTCGGATGCGGCCAAGGAGGCGCAGAAGCATCTGATGGGATTCGATGAGGTCAACAAAGTCGACAACCCCGCGAGCAGTGATTCCGGCAGTGGAGGCGGAGGCGGATCCGGTTTAGGGGCGGCAGGCGCCGAAAGCGAGGCGATCGGCCTTGCGGCAAAAATGAAGTCCCTCCTCAGCAAGATATTCCAGCCGTTCAAGGAGTCGTGGGCGGCCGAGGGGCAGAACACGGTCGCGAGCATCAGGCACGCTTTTTCAGGCATATGGAACCTGGCCAAGGAAATCGGCAAGAGCTTCCTGGAAGTCTGGACGAACGGAACGGGGACGAAGCTGCTTGCCACCATGCACAAAATACTGCAGAACATATTCAACCTGGTCGGGGATGTCGGGAACACCTTTGCAGAAGCATGGGAGAAAGGCGGGATAGGGACCAAGGTCGTGCAGAACATCGCGGACGCGCTGCAGCTCGTGCTTGACATCATAAACAGCATGGGTGGATCCCTGATCAAGGTATGGGGCGAAATAGGGCCCGCCGTGGCAGGCGCTTTCATGGGCATACTGAAATCCACAAGCGAAGTCCTGAGGAATATAGCGGAGAAGCTTAAGCTCGTGTGGGATAAAGGCGGGAAGCATTTATTCGAAGGCTTGGTTAAACTGGGAGCCAAGCTATTTGAGCTGGCCGGATACGTCTACACTGGATTTGCCGCGCCATTCGCCATGTGGCTTCAAGATCTGCTTGCTCCGGCATTTGCCGCCGTATTGGATGTAGCCGGCTGGCTGCTGGATAGAATAACGGCTTTGATTGATTGGCTGATGAATGACGGAAAGCCCGTGCTTGATGTGATAGTGACAGTTTTGGGCAGCGTGGCCGTCGCATTCACGGCCATAAGGACCGCCATATCGGCCGTGACGGGCGTGGTTAAGGTGGCGACCACGGTTGCCGGTGCCCTGAGCTCCGCGATAGGGCTCCTGGCCAGCCCGATAGGCATAGCCACCGTGGTGATCGGCGCCCTGATAGCAGCCGGCGTCCTGCTCTATAAGAATTGGGACACCGTACGGGTTAAAGCGGGTGAGATCTGGGAGAAGGTCAAGCAGGTGTTCCAGGGGTTCAGTGCTTTCGTAACCGGCCTTTTCAAGAACGACTGGACGAATACGTTCGGCGTGCTGGGGGATGTGCTGAATGCGTTTTTTAGGAACTTAAGCAATATATGGGGCAGCATCAAGCAGATATTCAATGGTATCACCACCTTCATAAAGGGCGTCTTCACAGGAAATTGGCGGCAGGCATTCCAAGGGCTGTGCGACATCATCAAAGGCGTGTTTGGCGGCATCGTGTCAGTAGTCAGGGCACCGATCAATGCGGTCATCGGGATCCTCAATGGGTTCATAAGGGGCCTGAACAGGATCAGGATCCCCAGCTGGGTCCCGGCGCTTGGCGGCAAGGGCATCAACATCCCATCAATCCCCTACCTGGCCAAGGGCGGGCTCATAGACAGCCCGACCCTAGCGATGGTAGGCGAGCAGGGCAAGGAGGCCGTCATGCCGCTTGAGAACAATACGGGCTGGATCAACCAGCTGGCGGACAAGATAGCTGCCAGGAATGGCATCAGGGCTTCTGGCGGCATATCCAAGGCCGAGATGCAGGAGATCATGAGCCAGTTCGCGAATGAGGTCATAACTGCCATGGGCAGGATGGGCTTTTACGTGGATGGCGAGCTCTTGGCGAGGATGGTAGAGAAAGGGATGGCGAGCTTTAACAGGAGATTTGAGATAACATAGGGGGTGGTCGCAAGTGACCGATATCTTGATGGCCGGGGGAGTGGCTTTGCCGCCCCCCGCATCCATCTCCGTGGATGATGAGATAATCTGGAGCGAGGGCACGGGCAGGACGCTGTCAGGGCTGATGGTCGGCGATGTCGTGGCGGAGAAGAAGAAGCTGGGCATAAAGTGGGGAGTGCTCCAGGAAAGCGGGATCATGCTGATCAGGCGGCAGCTTGTCGCAGGGTATTTCCCCATCAAGTTCCATGATGACGGCATCGACATGACTATCACGGGCTACAGGGGAACGCTCACGAAGGAACAGATAGGCAGGCTCGGAGACGGGATATTCTGGTATAGGAGCGCCAGCGTCTCCATCATCCAAAGGTAGGTGGTTAAATGATAAAGACTTCAAGGGAATATAAAGATAGCATAATTGAAAACCGTGTATTCCATGCCAAGGCGGCAATCACCCTGGCAGATGGAACGGTCTTGAGTTTAGATGATGGGAACATCATGGAGGGCGGCCTCAGTTTTGATGAGGGGACATCTGGGAATGGAACGTTCGACATAGGCTCTGCCGTCATTGGCAGATGCAAGATATTGATTGACAACATGGATGATGCATACAGAGAGCACGACTTTACCGACGCCGCCATACGCCCTGCCATAGGCCTGGAATTAGCCGACTCCATTGAGTGGCTGAACAAGGGCATATATACCGTGGACGAGGCTAAAATGTCAGGCGCCACCATCAGCATCACAGCCCTTGACAATATGGCTAAGTTCGACAAGGCCTGCGGCGCGCTGCCGGCAAAAGGGGAAATGCTCCGGGAGCTGGCGATGAACGCCTGCTCGGCGTGCGACGTGACGCTGGGCACCAGCGATTTCCCGAACGCTGATTATAAATTAGCATCCAGCATCGAGGACGCCCTGACATGGCGGCAGTCCATATCCTACGTGGCGCAGATAGCCGGGTGCTATGCGAAGATAAACGCCAATGGGCATCTGATCCTTGGCTGGTATGACTTCTCGGCGTTTGAAGACGAGGGGGAGCTGGACGGCGGCGGGCTGGGGGGCCACGACCAGGGCGCGGAGGTCGACGGCGGCGATTTCAGCGATTACGGGCAGGAAACCACCGTTGACGGCGGAGGCTTTGAGGGGCTGGACGCCTGCCATCACATCTATGCGCTGGCATCACAGGAGATTTGCACTGATGATGTGGTCATCACGGGGATCAAGGTCACGGAGGATACCGACGGCGCCGCCACCTGCATGTATGGCGGGGAGGGGTATGTGTTAAGCATCTCCGACAACCCGTTCATAGGCAAGGGGCAGGCCGAGGCGGTCGCGGCATGCTTGGGCGAGAAGGTTGTCGGCATGCGGTTCAGGCCATTGACCGTGTCGGCATTGTCCGACCCGTCCATCGAGGCCGGCGACCTGGCGGTCGTGTCCGACAGGAGGGGCAACGCCTACAGGGCCGTCATAACGAACTTAAGCTACACGATCGGCAACTATGAGACGTACGCCTGCGACGCGGAGACGCCAAGCCGGAACAGCGCGGACAGGAACGCCGCACTGACCAAGGCCATCGTCAAGAAGCTGGTCGAGGCCGAGGCGACGGAGCGGGAGAGGATGTTCGAGGACCTGAACACGCGGCTGGAAAACTCCGGCGGGCTGTTCACGACATTTGAGAAGCTCCCGGACGGCAGCGTCAAATACTACCTCCACGACAAGCAGCAGCTGGCGGACTCCACCTACGTCTGGAAGATAACCAGCGAGGTCATGGCCGCCAGCACGGACGGCGGGAAGACCTATACGACGGCGTTAAGCGTTGACGGGCAGTTCCTCATCGACCAGATCAGCACGATCGGGCTGACTGCGGAGATAGTGAAGACGGGGATATTGAAAAGCAAGGATTATGCTGCCGGAGCGTCAGGGCTAAAGATTGATTTAGACAAAGGCACTATTGAGGGCGCAAGCATATTAATGAATGGCGGGGAAATCAATATTTCGGCTGAGAGCTCCTCAATCTCAAAGATATCCATAAGATGGCAATCCGGGTCACGCAGCATCACTGCGGGCATAACCCCCCAGAGCATCAGGTTCGATGACGGGCAAAAGTATACGCAGGTCGGGGTGAGCGGGGTTTATCTCAGCACTAATGGATATTACTGGGATGGCGGGGCCCCGGGGGTGAATGTGACCCAAAGCGACATTACTTTTTACAATGGCGGCGGCAGCACAGGCTACATTTTAGACTATGCAATGATGCAGAAATTGCGAGCGCTCATTAATTAGACCGAAAGGGGGCATCAAATGGCAATAACAACAGAATATAAGAAGATAAGGATCCGGCGGGGCTTAAGCAAGGACATCAGCCTCACGAAACTGGTCGCCGGTGAGTTCGCCCTGCTGACGGACACGAAAAAGCTATATGCGTGCATCACGCCGGGGGAGGTGAGGGAGTTTGGCACCAGGGAGGATCTGGAGCAGTATATTGACGGCAGGCTCTCGGATGTTGAAGAGCTGTCTGAAAAGGCGAGGGAGACAGAGGAGAGGCTGCGCGCGGTCTATGAACTGATAAAGGATGCGGATGTGGGCGACCTCGCGGAGGCGGTCCTTGGCGTAAGGGCGGATCAGGAGGGGCATGCAGCCGACGCCGGCATCCATGTGACCCCAGGGGACAAAGCCGAATGGGATGCCAAGGCGGAAACGACAGAGGCCACGGCAGACAGGGCGGGGCTCATGCCGGCAGCGGGCAAGGCGAAGCTGGATAATATTGAGGCGGGTGCCAATAAGACCGCCATCGCCAACAACCTGACCACGACAGAGGCAGGGAGCGCATTGGATGCTGTGCAGGGGAAGACGCTGTCAGATGGCATCTCTGCGCTAGATGCGGGTTTGTCGAGTATGTCCACCCATGAAAGCATTACTTTGACAGTCAATATGGCAGACCTACAGGCGGCTTTAGATTCG